CATTAGGCTCAATGACGTGTATGCCTGTGCCCGCTGTAATTGTTGCAGACACACCAACAAGAACTTCACTGATGTCAATCTCAAACCCACCGGCAGAAACAGGTTCCACAGAGGTAGTAGCAAGGAATGACGGTACATTAACAGTGGGAGAAACATCCCCGTATACTGCAGAGCCGTATCGTCCTGTTCCGTACAGTCCGTCATTAGCACCGAATAGAGCGTGAACACGAGGGGTGCCTACACCGCCGGTAGCTGATACACCTGTTAACGTACTTAGAGATTGAGCCTCAACAGAGTTTACAGACCCTGTAGCTACAACTCCCGTGACAGTTTCGTTAACGTCTGCGGACAGACTAGGACTTCCGATTTGGCCCGTACCCGAAACTCCGGATAGAGCAACCGAAAGAGTGGCGTTTACAGCACCAATACTACCTGTAGCACTAACTCCCGTAGGTACAACTATAGGAGTTGTTCTGCCGTACGACGCAGTGCCGTACGCGCCGGAGCCATAGATAGCATCATTAGTGCCGTAAAAGGACATAGCCTAGTCCTTACGCGATACGAATAACAGCGTTAGAAGCGTCCGCAGTTGGGAACTGAATGGTTAGGTCACCGGCAGTTGCAGAAACAGTACCACCGAAGTCAATCACACAGATCGCCTTATTTGATGCAGAGGAATTGTAGAGGATACAACCTGCTGCACTGGTGGTTACGTTGCTGAATACTTCGTCAGCAAAATCTACAAAAGCAGTAGTACCGCTTGTAGTGATTGCAGCACTGTCGAGGTTTTGTCCACCCGCAGAGTAGTTACTGCCTGTGGCTTCGTCAGAGTTGCCAGTTACATCAGAGTAATTGGTGGTTGCTGCACCATACGTACCGCTCATGCCGCTCTTAATAAGGGCCAGCTTGATAGTATGTGTGTCGAGATCGTGTGTACCACCCAAAAGTTCATTCTTAAAGCTTGTACACATTGCTGTTGTGATTGCCATTTGGATTCTCCCTATTAGGCAGTTTTAACGATTAGGATCGTAGTATTCTTCTACGGATATCGTCGTTAGTAGCGTGTTTGCGGTAGTAGCCGTTACGTAAACGATATTCCCCGCTTGAAGATACAGAGGTGCATTGTCGTTAATTAACGCCTCTGAAGAGTTGGCCGCGATTGCACGGGCCTCAAAAATATTTGTAGTCGTTGATCCGTCATTCCATTGCACAAGAATATTACGTGCTGACGAGTCTGAATTACCTACGATAAGTGCCCGGACAATCGAAGTGTGATTTGCCGGGACAGTATAGAGTGTCACTTGACCTGTGCCAGTAAGGTCGGATGCTTTTGTTACTAGCTTAGAAGCTGTATTTGTAATTGGCATCAGCGTGTCTTTCGATATGCGCGAGTCTTCTTCGCTATCTTCTTGGGCTGCTTGGCCACCTGCTTACCGGCGCGAGTAGCTTTCCGCTTGGCTTTCGTGGTGGCTGCGTACTCCGCCGACGATAGTGCCTTGATGGCACGAGACGGTAGATATCGCTCCCCGGTTGCTTTCGGACCTTGGGTGGATGGTTTGCCACTTTTAGTCCTCCACTTTTGCTTAGTCCACGCTTTCAAAGAGCGTTGGCTCTTCTTCAGTGCCATCATCCATCTCCATTGTTAGCGTAGCCAGTGCGGCTAATTTATCTTGGGCGTCTCCCCACTTTTTAAGCGCTGTATCCATCTCTTCCAACAGACCCGGATGTTCACCCACGCCAACAGCATTTTTAAGGTAAATTGCGAATACAAACTCTGCATCAGCCATCTCCGCTGTATATTTATGTTTTAGTGCTTCGATAGCAAGCTTCTGCATCTTACATCCCTCTAAATACTTTATTTTATCACAAATACGCAAACTATGCAAGCAAAATCTACTTCTTCTGTGACTTGCGGATTGCTTCGAAGGTATCCTGTATGCTGGGCGGACGTTCAGAGTTAGGCATGTACTTGCACTGAAACTCTCTAGGGAACCATTCATTCTTGTCTAGGAACAGTGTGTCTACTGTATTTCGTGGGCCGTGATAAACGCACACACGATTGTTATCTATAATAGTACACGCTTTGAGACGGCAGATTACGTGGCTGGGCTGACTAGGTAAAGACCCTGCGTTTGCAACTTGCCCCTTCATAAAGACAACAAAAGCGTAGAGAGCAGCGGCACCAGCAGCAACTACCATCATCCACGCTACAACTTCTACAAACTTCTGTCGGCGCTCCCGCTGCCTGTACAGAGTTTCTTTACGCTGCTTGCGTATCTGACCTTCCATAGCCACGAGTGAGTCCCATTTGGACTTACCCATCGTCAAGGAAATCCACTGCTGTAATTCGTACCGCTGCTGTTTTGCCTTCTCTTTGTTAGCAAATGCTGTGAGAGCCTGTTGCTCTACGGATTGTCCTGCGAACAGCTTTTTGAATATAGGGGGGTTCTTTGCTTCTTTCTCTGCCTGTTCTAGGTCGGACATGGCACCCATCCAACGTGACAGGTCACCAGCCATCTGTTCTATATCCCGCCCTACGGCAAATCCCTTCTTGATTGCTGAAAACGCTGCCGAAGCAGTAGCCATTGCGGAAATGGGGTCCATCAGTACACCTTCATATTTTCATCAACAAGTTTAGGTAAACAGTAGGAAGTTATCTTTTCTCCCTGTTTGTGTAGGATTTGTGCGTACCACACGCAGTCGTTAAGGTCAGCGAAGTAAAGATCGTTACTGGCTAGTCGCTTGTCTTCTCCTGTGCCTAAGAAAACAAACAGGAGAAAGACATGTTTCATCTTAGCCCTTGTACCCGCCCCCGGCTTTTTTGTAGGCTTTAGCCAGCATTTGGGCTTTACGCCCCGACCACTGTCCCGGACGCCCGCCCTTGCCACCAGCCTTGATGCGATTAAATATGCGCTTTCTCATTCCGGGCTTAGTGTAGTTGCCAGCCTCATTAACTCTACTTTTGCTTTTCGTTTTACCGCCTTTCGCGTAGCCAGTCGCTCCAGCCGATTTTGCTGCCGACGTTTCTTCAACGCCCGTGATCTTGCCAGCGTTGCGCGTGGCGTAGAAGACTTGCTCACCCTTTTTGCCCCCGTAGGTACGTTGCATATTGTTCATAATAGTACGTCCTTTATCTGTCAGTGGCATCATGTTACTGCCACAGTGTGGCCGCGATTAAGGTATTTTATCGCTTTGTTACTAGGTTCATCCGGCATGTAAAATCCTTCTTTAGCCTTTTCTCTCGCTTGATCCGGTGTCACACGATAGATTTCCATTTCACGGCGAAGTCTTTGACCCTTTCCTTCGTCGTAATTTTCGGGCTTTTCTGCGCTAGACAGTGCGCGGCGTCCTCTAGTATAGGCCGTTGTCATCAGAACTCTCCCTTTTCCATTGCTACAGAAAGCTTAATCGCCCGCGATTTTACTTGTTTCGCCCAGCGGGAATCGAGCATCTCTCGTGCGGCGGCGTCGAACTTGCTCTCCTGTATTGCATTCCACATGCGCTTGAATTTACAGAGACGGGGTACGCCCATGTTGAAAGCCATGTCCATCAAAATTAGTTGCCGTACCGAATCTAGTTCGTGAACGACAGGCTTTACCCGACACAGTTCTTCTTCAACAATCTTGATGTCATTCAGTGCGAGGTATCGTGCATCAGCCTCTGTGATGCCATGCTCGTATACGACAGCCATAGACGGGATGTCCATGTGATCAAGTTCTTCTTTACTGATGCCGCGATCCTTGAGATTGCGTCCGATACCGATTGTGTCGATACCCAGCGTGTCTTGATAAACAGTGAGGACCATGCCCTCGTGCTGAATGACCTTATCTAGAAAGTGAGATGTATTATACTTCATCGCTGTGTTTCCTGTTTTCGCCGCCCATCCAAATACCAAACGCACCTGTCATAGCACCCATCACAACGCTTACAAATGCTGACTGTGCTGCAGTCGGGGCGTCCAAGTTCATAAACCACTCTGCACAGCGCCAACTCATCAGAGTCATCACTAACATCATAAAGCGAGGCAGAAGTTTCCATTTGGAAATGCGTTCAAATGTTACGTCAGCCACGCCTACTTCTTTCCAAAGAACTTAGTAGCGCTACGAACACCAAAAGAGGCAGCAACGATAACGCCAAGAGAATACTGATACCAGTCCGGCATACTGTTGAGTTGTGCGAAGCCATTGGCAACTACCTCTTCCATTCCGGGTATGAACGCAAGTATCAAGGGGATAGAAAACAGAATGACCAGCCACTCGTCTTTCCACGAAGACTGACTTCCACGAGCCATCTCCAAATCCCAGTCGAGTTCGCCAGTGGCTTTCTTTTCCATGATGGTTGCTTCGGCTTTCGCTCGTGCAACCTTTGCCCCTGTTTCGGCCTTTGTCTTTTCGACCTTGCCCTCTAGCCATGTACCGGCTAGCTGAGAGATCGGACCAATCAGTAGATTTAGCATTTCCACCTCTTCCGTGCTTGACGAAGACGGCTATTCGGGTCTTTTGCTGCCTTCGGGAACTTTTTCATCTGCCCTGCAGAACGCGCACAGAACGACTTACGACGCTTTGCTGCTGCACTGCCGGGTTTCACTTTCCCTGTCACTGCCGTCTTCAACTTAGAACCGGGGTTCTTGCGACGATACGCTGCCACCCCGGCCTTAGTCATACCCGCCCCTGCTTTCGTAGGCCGAAAGTTCTTTTTGTTGCGGGCGGGCATTTTGTCCTGTTTGCGGGCCATAGTTACGCCTTTACGATTTTATAGCCTTTTGCTTTCGCAGCAGCACGAATCTGTGCGAGGGTCATTGCGGGCTTCTTACCACCCTTGGCTGCACCCTTCGATTTCGTCTTGCCGCCCTTTGCGTAGCCTTTTGACTTCATAGCCATACGACCGCCTTTAGCCATGCCCTTCGACTTCATGCGTCCGCCACGAGCCATGCCTTTACTCTTCATCATCATCTTCTTCATAATCGCTCTCCGCGTAAAGATTGTCGAATACCCTAGATGTATCACTTACATAATTAGGGTCTTGTTTAGAGTGGTGTACCCACTGACTAGGTGCAAAGTCCGGCGGACCATCACCCGTTACGAACCAAGCAGGGTTTGTAACTCGTACCCGATTATTCGGAAGGGCTACTATATTGCCCGTGTATTCTCCTGCGTCGAGTAATTCAAGTATGTGACTTTGTTTATGTTGTGCAGGATCGTCGGCTACTTCTGTTCCAGTGTAGTCAACGGTAAAGTAATACTTCGCGGGGTAAAACTCCCCGTCAATTTTTGCAAGCCACGGACTTGGTGTGGCTCTGTCGAGGACGTATACTGCGTGGTGATGTGACTGACAGTCCCACGGCTGTGCCAAATAAGTAGGAAGAGGTTTTGGCCAGTCATCTAAGGGTGTGTCCCCAACTAAAGCGGTAAGGGGCATTCGTGCCCACATTGCTCCGCCATGCACATTATCTTCTTCTTCGCATCCCGTGAACAATACTTGGAAAGACATTGTTCGCATCGGTAGCGTTGTTACACCAATCACCATAGCGTGTAAAAATTCACCATGATATCTGTCGTGATTGGTCGTGTACTCTCTGCGTACCCACGCTTTAAAATAGGGCACATTGCTAGTGATGTAATTCATGCAGGACTCCTGTTACTTTCCCGGCAGGGGTTCCTGCTTATAGCATGCAGTTAAAAGAGTGTCAAGGGGGCAACACACCCCCCTGACAAGTTTGTTAAGCGAACGTAGCCGCTGTCTCAGCAGTGCCCATTTCTGCAATCACTGCGAACACGCGTACCTTACCGTCGAAGGTTGCCGAATTGGCAATCAGATCGATAGTGTCGGCAGCGGTGTACAGCTTTGCAGTACCGGCTGCGTTGTTGATCTCGTGACCGGCAGCAGTGCCGTCAAGAGCAGCAACGTAGAGATCGTCGTCTGCGTCATCACCAAGGTCAAGGACAGGCGAACCAGTCGATGCTACAGTGAGGACTTCCACACCCGCCATGAGGACGAGAGTGTTTGCCTTCATTTCGAAAACCTCAACGGAGTCCGAAGTAGTGAGGCTAGTAGACGAGAAGTCAAGAACGACTTCCACGATCTGCGGCTTAATGCCAAGAGGGACGCCTGCGACAGCGCCAGTTACGGTATAAGTAGCCATCTATGCCTCCCTTACAGTGTGATAACGGAACGAACGAGGGATTCCGGACGCATGACCTTACGGCCAAATACGTGGAGTCCGCGAACGATATCGCTAAAGGTTTCAGTCGAACGTACAACTTCAGTCTTCGCAATGTGCGAAGCAGTTGCAGTTGAGGACATGTGACCAGCAAGCACAGGGAATTCACCTGCACCAAGACCAGTTACGTCCACAGTATCAGTGCCAGCAGCGTTCATTGCGGTTGACTTGTAGCAAGCAAAACCAGCAATGTTGCCCTGCATGACGAGGCCATTACGCAGCGGCGAAGTGCCGTCACCAGTGACCTGTACTTCTGCGAACTTGGCACCTGCGCCAAACAGTGTCTCGTAGAAAGCCGGTGCGGCGACGAACCAACGGTTCTCTTCCGGAACCGACTGATCATCAAGGGCACGGCCCATCTTGAGCATGATGTTGACGAGGTTGTCGCCAGTCTGCGAAGTCAGAGGCGAACCAACCGTACCAAGTCCAGTGACTTGCTGTACAGATGGGCTAGACTCTGAAGAGATACCCGCACCGTCGAACATCGAAGTGAGGATATTGCCGTCATACTTACGCTTCAGCGAGTATGCACCCGAAGAAGTAGCAAGGGCTTCGAAGTTGACGTGCGACTGACGCTCTTCAATGTCGTCAATCTTAAACGCAAAAGCATTCGCTTGATCGACCACCATAGTGATCTGATCGTCAGCAAGGTCTTGCGGGTTCACTACCGCGCCACGTGAGTAGCTAGATACGGTAATGGTTGGTTCTTTAATGATACGTACTGTATCGCCAAAGTTCTCAATTTCGCCAGCGTAGTCGGTATTCGTAATATCTTCTGCAACCGAAGCACGACGGAAGAATTTGAGAACTTTTTGGCTAAATATTTCCGGTGTAAAGTTACCGGAAGGCAGGTTATTGTGACCTGACACGCTATTAAAAGCCATTAGTCATTCCTTCCTTGAGGATTAAGAGTTGTAGTCTATTCGGCCTTCTGTACGAGCCGTATCGAGTTCAGCTTCAAGCTTTTCAAACTCCCACGGTTTCATCTTGCCGATTTCTGAAGCTTTCCAAATGCGTCCGTCTTTGCCTGCAGTCGCAACTTCCCGCGCTGCGGGCTTTGTTACGGACTCTGCCGCAGAGGCGGACTTACTGGATTTCTTCTTTGTTTGGCCTATGTCGGCCTTGTAAAGGTCTATCACTCGTGCCGCTAACTTGGCATCTGTGTTGTTCTTGTAGATACCGTCAGCTATCGACGAAGGCTGCTCTTCTAGCCAAGAGACAAACTTTTCCTCTTGCTTTAGAGTGTCAAAGTCGGGGTGATAGCCAAGAAGTTCTTGATAGGCGCTCTGCTTTTCAAGGTTCTTCTCCCGCTCTTTGATTGTACCTAATTCTTCACGAAGTTCGGACAACTGAGATTCCGACTGCATTGCAGAAACAGTCTGTACGACTTGAAAAACTTCCGGATACTTTCTCTTGAATTCATCAAGTTCTTCGGCTGTTTTGGGGGCTTCTACGCCACTAGGCATGTCAACCTTCCTTTCTGTCATGGCCGTCCGTAGACCATCGATTTCTGCCTTAAACTCTCCGACTTTAGTATCATAATGCTTCTTCAAGTCATCATAACGCTTCTTGTAGTCGTGTTCTGTGTCTTTCTTAGAATCGACAAAACTAGTTGCACTTTGTGGAGTAGCCTCTTCGGGGTCCGCGTCTTGTGCTTCTACAGCTTCATCATCATCATCTTCGTGATTTACCTCTTCCCGGTATTTACCGCGATACAGGCTTTCGTCGTTAATCGTGCCAAAAGAATCATTTGGTTTATTGGCACGGGCACCTCTTACTCGTTTCGCCATTTGTTTTACCTCACTTGCGGGGCCACTTGGCTGTGGGTAGCCGCTCCGGTTGTGTCGGGGCCGATACTACGGGTAGCCGACTAATCTCTTGTAGGTTTGGGCGTAGGCAGTGTAACGTCTGCCATCATTCCCGTCTTTTCTGCCCGCCGGGGTGGCGGGGGCGTGGGCTTTGTATGAATCGGAACACGTTCACCCGTACGAGTGTCTACGTAATGCGAATCATCTCCCCCTACATATTTATCAAAAGAGTGGGCCATGCCATCGTTCTCTTCTAGCCACTTCATAGTCTTTTCGGCTCTGTTGCGTGTGGCAGACCCTTTGTTAGTTTTTCCGGCAATCCCTGCTTGAAACGCGGAATATACATTGCCGGTATTCACTAATTCATCCATAAAAGACTTGCGGATTGTTAACTCTAAGCCGCCGCCTTTCTTCTGTTTTGTCTTAAAAGCGCCCACGTAAAACTCTGAAAATACAGCAGCACGGGCAGCATCGTTGTGGGGAATGGGCTTATTAAGTTTGCCCATGACGTTTACGAAATCATCGTACTTAGCCCGCTGTACAGTAAGGTTCAAGTCTTCCAGCACACCCTCTTCTTTTTCCGTAAACTTTAGAGGGCGTCCCTGTGACTTTTCGTACGCCAGTGCGTCTCTAGCAGCTTTGCCCTTTTTGTTTAGATACGGAGTGAAGCGGGCTATCAGATCATTATCAAGACCCATTCTCTCCAAATCTCCGGGCTTATGCTGACCAAGATCAAAACCTCGACCAATAGTCACGCCACTGTTATTCTTACTATCGCCCGTAGGCACATATCCTTCAAATTTATTATCTTCTAGAATTTGTAAAAGATCATTAGTCAAATTCTCAAACTCTGTTGGCTCCGGCAAAGGAGTGGATGGAACGGCAGGACGTGTATCCGTCGTAGGCGGAGGAGAAGCAAAGCCTTCATTTGAAACAGTGGGCGCTTCTTGGGCTGGTGACTTGGGGTTAGTAATTACTGGTTCTTTTTTTATTCCCAGTATTCCGCGAAGAAGGTCTACAAAACCGCCCTGCGACATACCTATGAATCCACCCTCTGCGGCTTGCTGTACTTGTTCAGCTTCTTCGATACGTTGTTTAGTTTCTTTTTTACCGCGATTGTTTATCTTTTCTAGACGATCATATCCAATAACCCGCGCCAACTGCGGGGGAACAATAACTTCGCCCCTCGATACAGCGATATCGATTGCTTCTTCGTAACGGGGACGTTCTACGTTTAAGCCTTCTCTTTGATTAGCAATCTCGTATGCCTTTACAAGCATCTTCTTTATATCTTCGCTGCCCGCTATCTCCACTGCTGCAGCGTTAATTACAAACGTACCCTCGTTAACTTCCATAGGCTTGTCGTCTGCAACTTTTTGCCCATCAGTAAACTGTTCCGGCTTGCCCTCTACAAAACCTGCGGGTGCAGCAGGAGGCTGTCCACCAAGAGCGTAGCCTGCGCGTCCACCTTCCGCGAACACGTTTTTATCGTACAAACCACCCACGTCACTTCGTGTAGATGCTTTGTTTACTGCGTAGCTACTCGCGTCTCTTGACGGACCTTCATCATCAGTGCCTACATAACCTAGTGCGGCTAATTCTCTGTCTGTGAGTTGTCGTGCCGTGGGCTGCTCTCCTGCAGGTGATTCAGCGGGAGGTGGGACTGCTGCTGCGGCTGCTTGAGATTCTGCCCCGCCACTGTCCCGGTATCGCGCAAGCGCATCAGAAAGAAAAGTAGCATTACGATGCTTTCCTCTAACCGTTCCAAAAGTTCCTGCCTTATCCTGCGCCTCTTTTAATGAAGCATTGAATTGTTCTTGTGTAACGCCGTACCTACTACGTGCTGCCTCGTAGGCTGCGGCGTACTGGTCATTCGCCAATCCTGCCGCACCTGTCAGCTTCGCACCTTGGCCGTATATGTCTATAAAGTAGCCTGTCTCCGATACATTGCCACCAACCTTAAATGCGTCATCAGCACTCATAAGGCCGCGCATGCCTGTGGTTACAAAGTTACCGTCGTCATCTTTTTCGTCACGAAGAGTACCGGCAATAAGACCGTTTTTGGTAGCTTCGATTCCGGCCATCTGCTGCTGAGACAGCCCCATTAAATTTCCTGTGTAGTTCATAGAACCGGGCTTACGACTAACTAGCATGTTGTTGACTGTCATAAGAGCGCCTGCTTTGCCCCCAGCAAGCTGCACAGCCGTGGCATTTTTAGCGTGAAATGCCATCGCAACATCAAGGCCCAACCCTAAAAGCCCAGCAGGACGAGTAGTCGTACTCTTTCCAAAAGGCGCTGCCACCTGTTTGGTAAAGGCCAAACCAACGACTTGACTTAGCATAGGATTCAGTGAAGAAACAGGAGCCAGTGCAGACTCTGTTTTTACATCGGCTTGAATGCCCATCCCCTTATCTTTTAAATAGTCTTTTACAAAGTTATCGGTCTTATCTGTACCGTATGTTTCTGTCGAAAAATCAGTAAAGTTTATGGGAAAATCGCTAGAACGAAGTTCGTTGCTTGTTTGAAAGGAGTGTGATCTAACATTAAAAGACGCTCCTCGACCCTCTCCCATGCGAGTAGTAGTAGTAGGGATAGCGTATGTATCAGTAGGGTCTTCGACATTCGGACGAACCAAACCTGTTACATCTACATCGTCACTGTCATCCTCGTCCTCATCTACGGTATCCACGTCAATGGGATTACCAAGGGCACCTTGATAGAAGTTAACAGGCCCAGCGGTGTATTGATCCGGAGTGTAAACTTGCTGACCCACGAAGAAGTTTTGATAGGGGGTTGTCTCCTCTGCATCATCAGTGTTAGAAACACCTAGCGGAGAACCATTCCCTCCTACACCAAACATGAGGTGTGATTCGGGCGATTCAACAAAACCGCCCTCATTAAGTTTACGCATTTCCGGAAAAATATCACTATCATCGAAACGATTGTCAAATCTTTCGTCCAACGAAGGCATTCCCCTTTCACTTTTTGTAATATCCGCAGGCTTCAATCCCTTGGGAAAACCATAGGCATCAAAAGTCTCTTCTTCGTCTATGTCTTCCATTGCTTCTAGTATCATGCCCGAAGATTGGAGACGATCTCTTTTCCGGGGCTTTGCCCCATCCGCTCTAGTATCCTCGCTGAAATACATAGGAAGAGCCTCGCGTATAACCGAAGCCATAGATTCAATATTAAAAGTTTCATCCTTGTAGGGGTTTTCATCTGCTATAAATGGCCCACCGGCTATGCGTTCTCTACCCGCACCATCCTTTTCCCCAGTATAATCAAAATACTTCAAGGCTTCTTTAACGGTATTCCGCGCCATCTTCTTCTGCGCCGGAGTGTAGGTGTCAAATTCCTTACCTAAAACTTCATCTCGCACAAAGTCGTCTGCGCCCAAGGCGTTATATAAATTGTCTACAATAGATATAAGCTCGTTATCAGCCATCGTTTTTTACCACCGCCTCGTGATTACTCTTCAACTGCAGGAGCATTTCCAGTAAACCCAGCTTCCCCTGCACTTGGCGCAGTTCCGACTCCGATTGTGCCGTTACCACGGCCCGAATCATCGACTCCCGGAGTTCCGCTAGGTACTCCTCCAGTTGGGGCCACTCCTTGCTGTGGAGAAGCGGGGCCAGCTTCTGCGCCTGCTGCTTGTTGAGCATTTTGCATCATCCCTTGTAACATCTGTGCATATACTTGTGCCTCATTAACATCATTAACGAGACTGTCCGGATCGATATCCTGCGCGATTGCCAACTCCCGCATTAGGTTAGGAAGCTTTACAAACGGCGCAAGCATCGGATTTGATACTGTCTGCAGCAGAGAAGTCAAACGCTGTGTGCGTACTTCTTTCTGCATCACCGCCGCTACGCCACGAGGCTTGATTTCTAAGTCCCCCTCAATATCATTGCCGTCCTCATTGAACTGCATGTTCCACTGGAAGTAAGACTCGCCAAGAGGCTTCAGAAGATGGTCGTCAATGTTCTTAATGACCGTCTTCATCGACAAACCGGCGCTGCCCATCAACATTGACAAGCCTGCAGCCGTTCTACCCGTGCCTGTGACGCCTGTCTGACCGTGCATGATAGACGGAATGCCCGTTTCTTCGTCTGCAAGCTGACGACTAATCTGATACATCTGAATGTTTTCGGGAGCCGTGTTCGGGAACTTTAGACCGTTGATTGCCGTACCAGTAACGCCCGACTGACGACGGAAAATCTTACCGGGAAAGATGTCCATGTTCTGCCCCGGCACAAGACTTGCTTCGTCTACGTCGAATACAAGATTACCGGCAAGAGCGAGGTTATCGATTGCCATACGCACGTGGCCGTTCATTAGCAACTGTGCGTCTTCCATGTTTTCAGCTACGCCCACACCCCAAATCTGATAGGGGTTGATTTCGAATGGGAAGGCTTGATATGGGATGCGGGCAGGAGTGAATGGGTTGACCACACATCGCAGAACTTCATTACCACACACCCAAGTATTAACTTGCAGTTGGTCAAACTCCGACATGTCCTTAGCTTCTTCAATACCTACTTCGTAGGCAAACTTAGCATCTAAGACGCCCCAATACTCCAACACTTCGAATCTGTTCTCTTGATAGTAAGTTTCAGACTCATCCTCGCGAATAGTGTCTTCGTAATACTTGTCGATGTAGTTTGGCCCCTTACTGAGGGCATTTTCAATCGCAGCGGCATCAAAATGCGGGCGCATAATCAAACTACGCAACTGCTGCCTGTTCATGCGGTGACGCTCAATTACATATTCGCAATCTTCTATAGAAGTAGCAGAGGGGTCGGGATGAAAATCCCACACAGATACCGGTTCAATACGCGGTACGGTCTTCTCGTACGGTGCGTACTCTCGACTACCATCCTCTGCACGTTCCCACTTGTGAACACGCTTATGAAAATTAAACGGCCCTTTGACTACACCCGTTCCCAGCAGAGATGCCTCAAAGATAGCTTTACGCAATACGTTGACTGCGTTAGTATCTAGAAGTTGATCGTGGATAAGTTTTTCAAGCATCCGCGCCTGTTCTTTGGCAGGCTCAAACTGTGGCTCTCCCACCTTCGCTTTTCCGGCAAGTATGGAATCCCCAAACTCTTTGCCGTACGACCCCAGTACATGTGGCTGGGCCGCAGCGGTAGAACCCGGCGGCATTTCCCTGCCATCTCCCGGAAAACCGTAGGGATCAGATTGCTCCTGCTGCATGGCGTCATCTGCAGGGGTTCGCATATGTGCAAACTCCTCAATACCCTCCGGTACAGGCGTAGACTCTACAACAAGAGGAAACTTCTTATTGGCGAATAGGATGTCAACAATCTGACCGTAGGCAGCAAGCACCTTGGTCTTTGTTATTTTGATAAATACCTTAGAGCGTTCAGAATCACGGTACTGTGTTGTTGAATCGTAGATTCCTCTAAAATTCTTGTATGCCTGTAGCCATCGCTGCTCGTAGACATACCTGCCGTTTTCTGCATCCTCAAATTTAGCCCGTATGTACCCTGACAATCCCGGCATCTGTTCTGACGGGTTTATAATAGGTACAGACGAGTCTTCGGATGGCTCTAAGAAATTATCAGACATACCGTTTCCTTAGTAGTCGCGTTGTTCGGCCATATTCATGACTGCTGGATCGACGCCTGCCTTAGTAGCTTTTTTAGGCATGTCTTCCGTCAGAACACCCTGTGCGGTCTTGGTATCAAACTCAAGCCCCTCACGGTACAGCTTATCAGCACCCATCTGATCGTCTACGGACGTCTTGTCCGAATTCATGATGTATGCTTCGCCCATGTTCAAATTTGTCATTTGACTGTTCTCCCTCTATCTCATAAATCCGCTAGTATCTCTACCACCGGTCACAAGCCTAGTTATGATATCCTCTAGGCTCTCGTCTGTTAGTGATCCCTTGATGCCATATTGGCTCTCAAGACCCGCCTCTGCTCCGCTGATAACTTGACCAACAGCAGCCATTCCTACGTCTTCTGTCACTTCTTTAGCGGCCATTGCGACTCCTACAGGAGAGACTTCTTCTACTCCTGCCATAGCTGTCGCCTCTTCTTGGGACATGTCGTAGCGAGTTTGTAATTCTTCAATACGGTCCGGAATAAATGCTGCCGATACTACCGGGGCAGATTTTGCTACCGTAGATGCAACTGTCGCTACGCCAGTTCCTACCGCAATGCCAATATCTTTTAACTGTTTAACAAGTTTATCATTCATCACCGGCAGTGCTTCAGTCGCCGCCGCAGCCTCTTTTTCTTTTTTGAGTAAGGCCGCTTCATCTGCTGCCGCATCTCTAAGTTCTTGCTTTGCCCGCACGTTGTCCCTTGCACGTTGAATTGCTTCGGGACTGTTGTCTACCTTTGCAGTCAGCCGCTCTGTCTTAATATCATCTAAGCGTTTTTGCAGTTCTTCGTTTTCAATTTCAACCGTTAACTGTGTATTGCGAGACAGTGTGTCAACGGTTGATAATTCTTGTGCGCTAGGCTCTCTTACAAAATTAGTGATGTTTCCTGTCGCTAAATTATCGACTTTTTCCGGCGTCTTATAAATGACGCGGGTACTTTCGTCCGGGCTTGTCATGCGAGGGACGTCGAGTCTGTTCATAATAAACAGGGCGTTGACAGTATCTGCGCCCATGTTCTTTGCGTGTTTGTGAATTAGCAAGTTACTGAGAGGACCGACACGCTCGTCGGGAACGGCACCCGTGTAGTGTTCCTCTAGGATATCGCCTGCATCATCTATGCCTACGCCCGCGTGACCCATCCACGATTTGACAGCGCCTCTGTCAACCCTAAACTCTCTGAGAAGCTGACGGGCAAGAATCTTACGAATTACGGAGTGGGTGCCGCCCTTCTTTGCGGGTAGCTGATCCGGAAAACGCTCTTCCAACAGGGGCTGAATACGATCCGTCCAAAGCTTGTTAACCTTAGTCTTATTGGCACGAAAGAGATTCGTCTCTGACGTTACTTCCCCCGGCTTGAGATTAGCCACCTGCTTGTCGTGGTGTGCTTTTAGAAATTCAGCAAACTCACCAGTGTAAGTTACTTCGGGACGGGTCTTGTTTCCTACCTGTTTTCCGGCAATCTCTGCAATCAAGTTGCCGTTATCATCTTGTCCGAAAGTGACGTCACTGATCTTAATGCCGTCCGCTCCGATATTCGATTCTAGTCGCTGTCCTGTGTACTTTTCGTAGTACAAATAAGCCCGTGCGTCCGGGTCTACTACGACTTCTTTCTTTGTCCCTACACCATTGTCAAAGACCTCATACGACTCTACGTTCAAAGCTTCGTCGTAAATCTTGTCTAAGTCTTCGGAAAAAATGGTTCCCCGCATGGGATCACCACCACGTGACTGAACACCCGCCAACTTGTACTTGACGCGGGCAATGCCGCCCGTACCGCCCAACTGTTGAACATTGATAGGAGTCTCTAGCAGCTTAGAATTTGTTTCTAGACGTGTTTCGAACCAAATCCACGGCCCCCACCGATTTATACCGGCCTTACTTTCGATAGGGTCTAGGGCTGTATTGAATTCTTTGGTTGTGTATACTTGAAAATAAGGGGCATCAACATCAACACCCTCTTCCGCAAGTTGACCAATTAGATTGACAGTTCTGTTAAAATTGCCTTTGTCTGCTTCTGTGGGTCGCGTAGATGCGAGTGCCGTATCCGCAATGTAGGACAAGGCTTCACGAACAGTGATGCTCTTGTCAGCCATCTTCTGTGTGAACAACTCCTCCGTAACAGCCACACGTTCTGCTGCGTAGGTAGGACCAGTCTGTTTTTTAGGAGGAGTTTTGGTGGCCATCAGTACCCAAATGTCGCATCTTGTATTTGATAGACTTGATTCTTAATAGAACCTAGTTGTTTATGTATAGAAGCGTACCCGCTCATTCGTGTCATAAGCATATACCGAAGAGCGTCGTACGCATGATCTTCTGCCTTAGTATCAACATCCTCACTGTTTGTTTTAGACAGGGGGATACCGGCAAGTTGTTTTACTATATTTTGACAAGAGGAAAATAAACGAAGCCTTGGCTCTTCCGTGTACGGATCATTAGCAAGGCGTCTGTGTATTTCCATCTTTCCTTGTAGTCTGTTACGATCAGAGGGCGTCCATCGTACGCCGGACCGCATCATCGTCTCTGCTATAGAAGGACCAAATCCTGTCTTATTCCAGCAAGACGAATCCAAAACAGTGTAGTGGGGGCTGGGATCAAGTTGTTCTGCTTCTAATATTTTATCAGCCAGTTCCTCTGCTGTCAAGTGATTTTGATATAATTCCCTGTATACCCAAATATTATTATCCCAATCGATTGCGCCCCACAGTACACAGGACGGTGCAGCGTAGCCATAATCCGCTGCGCGGATGCGCGGCCAGTTGGTTGGTAAGTCGAAAGGCTCGACCACGTGCCGTACTCTTGAGAATTCGGGGAAGGCCGCTCCCTCCGCCACGTCCCAATCCCCTTCAAGAAGTCTCTTCCGTTCAACTTCCGGGAGCGATCTGAGCATGGCCTCGTACTGGCCGTCTGCTAACAGATAGGGATTGTCGGTCAACCGCGCTGGAACAAATTTACGGAGGAAGAGCGGCTGGCCTGCTTTTTCGTGACCGGGGGGCCACAGGTATTCTCTTTGCGTTTCTATATCGAAGGCAGGAAAAGGCTTGTTTGGTTCGATGTCATCGATATAGGTCTTCTTGACCCACCAACCACCCACTCCTCCGGGGTTGGCTGTGCAGCGCATGTACAAGTGTTGCTGGAGTTCACTATCAGTAGAACGAAGGCGAGAACGCAGATAGTCCCAAACGTAGGGTGTAGGATACTGCGTAATCTCATCTATGCCAATCCAGTTGAACGCCTGTCCTTGGAAACGAGTGACGTCTTTGTCTCTATCTAGATACGTAAACCAAATCGTTGCACCGGACGGGAATACCCACGTTGACTTCGACTCGCGAAACTTCGCACCCGGAAACGCCTTGACATATAGTTGGCGAGACTTGTCGATCAGTTCGGTCAGTTCGTCGAGAGTACGCCTAAGAAGAAGCCCACGATGATTAGGGTTGTGACAGAAGCGCAGAGGATCGGCCAAGAGAGCGAAAGATTTACCACCCCCGGCAGCGCCACCGTAGAGAACGTCTCTTTCACTCGCGCTAAGAAAGTCTGTCTGAGGGCCGTCATTCGGCTGAAATACAACTTCACTCTCTCCAACAAGATCGCTGACTGCGCTTGGTAGACCATCCAAATCCCCAAGATCGACTGTGGCAGAATCAGTGCCCTGCAGCGCTTTCTCAACTTTACTCGCAGTCTTTTCAAGTTCTTTCGCATACTGTTTTCTATCCACTGCAGCTTGTGACGTTTTGGCTGCTCTTTTCTTGGCAGCAGTGAGACGCTTCTGCGTTGCACGTCTTGCACGTTCCTTCGTAGACAAGTGATATGTGGCTTTTGGCGCATTCGGGTCTTTCTTAGGTCGTCCGCGCTTCTTAGGGGCTTCTTCAGCCATCTATGACTACTTCATTCTTAGGGGGAAGCAATACCACGCCGTGTATAGCGGTTACATTGTGGTTTATTTCTTCCGGTGCTTTGACTCCAACCCTATTTAAGAGCGATTCCGCTGCTTTCAAGCGCAGATCATCACCTCGTTCGGGCATAGGGTTGTCAATCGTACTGATTAGCCGCGTAGCAGCCTTCATAGCGTTCACAGACAGTACGTCTCGTGTACGTTCGACTATCTCTTTGGCTAGGTTTTTGCGTAACCAGCCTGCAGAACCACGGGAATAGCCCGCATCTACGGCTGCAGCGGTTACATTTCCGCCATTTTCAAACAGAATGTCAAGAAACTGACGCTGTTGTGGCGTAAGTTCCCGCTCTTTTTGCTTTTGTTGCGGCAAAAGGTTCATAATTCGTACCAAATCAGTGAAAGGTGTAGGCTATGGCCCACCGAAAGCCGTCATTCCCGTGTGAAAAACAGTGAAGGTGGCGAGATGCGCTAATTTGTGAGCGAACCTACACCCATATTATGTGTATGTGTCAAATAATTGTCAAGTAAAAAAATTTTCGGGCTTGACATTTCGTGAATCCACATATAGAATAAGGGTACTACCCGCCGGGGTATATATACACACTGTTTTGGTACGTGTGTAGGGCACTGTTTTGGCCCATATCGGTAACTCCCAAATATACAAATTGCTGTCGGT